ATAACCAGTTGTTAGATGAAGGCAAACTTTCATTCCTTATTGATATAAGCAAGAAAGACCCTGCCGCCATCCAGCAGCTGCTGAAAGACAGTGGTGTTGATCCACTGTCACTGGATTTAGAGAACGCCCCCAAGTACGCACCTGGCGCGCATGCCGTCAGTGACAAAGAAGTGGAGCTTGATCAGGTTCTGGATGAGGTAAACGCCTCCCCGACCGGTCAGCGAACCCTTCAGACCGTCACTGCATGGGATGACCACAGTAAGCGGGTACTCGCGGAGAATCCCCAAGTAATTGCAGACATAAACACGCTGATGGCGAACGGTATTTACGACCAAATCACCTCAGAAGTTGAACGTCGCAAGATGCTCGGTGACCTGAAAAACCTTTCCAGCCTGGATGCATTCAAGGCGGTAGGTGATGAGTTACAGGCCAAAGGATTACTGCAAGCAACCGCTCCTGTCGCGACCACTGCTGCTGCTGAACCCGCCCCTGTACAACCCGTTGCCACCCGCGTTAAAGCTCCAGCCGCTGAGACGGATGCCGATCGCGCTGCGCGTGCTCGCGCCGCCGGTACCGTCAAGACAACGTCTGCCCCGGCTAAGCAGGAATTCAACCTCCTGGCTATGTCGGATGAAGAGTTTGAAAGAGCCAGCGCTAAATTTTAACCCGCGATAACAGGTGACTACGATGAGTGCACAGTACAACAATCCCGTTGGCGGTAAAGCGTCCAACATCGGCCCGCAGATCCGTACCGACTACTGGTACAAGAAGTCGATCATCGACGCCGTGCGTGAGCAGTACTTCACGCCGCTGGCAGACGTGACCGACATGCCGAAGAACATGGGTAAAACCATCAAGCTGTTCCAGTACATTCCGCTGCTGGACGATCGCAACGTGAACGACCAGGGCATCGACGCTGCTGGCGCGACCATTGCGAACGGCAACCTGTGGGGCTCAAGCAAAGACATTGGCTCAATGGTTGGCAAACTGCCGAAGCTGAGCGAGAACGGTGGCCGCGTGAACCGCGTTGGTTTCACCCGTATCACCCGTGAAGCCACCATCTTCAAGATGGGTTTCTTCACCGAGTGGACCCAGGAATCTGTGGACTTCGACTCTGACGATGAGCTGTTCGGTCACTTCTCCCGTGAGATGGTGAACGGCGCTGGTCAGATGACCGAAGCGATCCTGCAGTATGACCTGCTGAACGGTGCCGGCGTTATCGTTTATGGCGGCGAAGCCACCAGCAACGAAACCATCACCGGTGAAGGCTCAGCTGCATCACTGGTTACCTACGACCAGCTGGTGCGCCTGGCGCTGACCCTGGATGACAACCGTGCGCCTAAGCACACGAAGATCATCTCTGGTTCACGCATGGTAGACACCCGTACCATCAACAGCGCCCGTATCCTGTACGTGGGCTCTGAGCTGGTACCGATGCTGCGCAAAATGAAAGACAGCTTTGGCGACCCGGCGTTTATCTCCGTTCAGCAGTACGCTGACGCAGGTACCCTGCTCAATGGCGAAATCGGTTCGATCGACCGCTTCCGCATTGTGCTGGTTCCGGAAATGTATCACTGGGCAGGCGTGGGTGCTTCGGCAACTGACGCGAACCCGGGCTACCGTGAGACAGGCGACAAGTACGACGTCTATCCGATGCTGGCAGTCTCTGGCGAGTCGTTCACCACGATCGGCTTCCAGACCGACGGTAAATCCGTGAAGTTCACCATCAATACCAAATACCCAGGTAAAGAGATGGTAACCCGCGATGACCCGTACGGTGAGACCGGCCTGATGTCCATCAAATGGTACTACGGCACACTGGTTAAGCGTCCTGAGTGGATCGCCCTGGTGAAAACCGTCGCACCAGTCTGATGACTGACTGACGAGGTGGGGGCAGCGATGCTCCCGCCTTTTTTGTTGATTGATTGCTGGTGCCACCCAGCTGAAAAAGGATGACGTAATGAGCAACGAATTAGAGCAACTGAAACGCAAAGCTGACACCCTGGGCATCGCCTACTCTGCCAATATCGGCGCTGAGACCCTGCGTGCACGTATCAATGAGAAGATGGCGGGCGCCGAAGGCGACGCAGTCGCCGCACCGGCAGCCGAGCCATCTGCTGATCCGGTAGTCCTGACCAAAGCCCAGCGTCACCGCCAGATGCGCAAAGACGCGACCAAGCTGGTGCGCTGCCGCATTACCTGCATGAACCCGGCGAAGCAGGACATCACCGGTGAAATCATCACGGTATCCAACGCGGTGATCGGCGTGGTGAAACACTTCGTCCCGTTTGGTGAAGTGACCGACAACGGCTGGCATATCCCGCAGATCATCTTTGATGAGCTGTCACGCCGTAAGTGCACCATCATGCGTAAGAAGCGCCAGGTCGGCAGCGGTAAGTCGCTGGAGACCCACGAAGCGCATCAGATCCGCGAGTTCGGTCTGGAAGTCCTGCCTCCGCTGACTGAGCAGGAACTGAAAGAGCTGGCGCAGCGCCAGGCTATGGCCAGCGGTACCGCTGCAGCGCTCGAGGGCTAACGCATGACGACTGCCATCCCGGTAGACGCGCTGCTGGCCAGCGCCAAACCAATGACCAATGATGACCTCACCGACATGACGATCGGCGGTGCCGGCCTGTTTGACCGAATGATGAGCACGATGAGTGAGCATCTGCTGGTGCAGCTGGAAAAGGGACGCATCAGCGGCAACGACTATGCGACCGTCTATCTGGGTGGCGTCCAGGCTTGCATGCAGAACGCCATTCAGTACCTGACCACGCGTGACCAGGCGTATGCGCAGGTGCTGGCCACTGCAGCGCAGATCCAGCAGGCGCAGGCTGAAACGGCCATCGCTGAGCAGGAGCTGGTCCTCAAGAAGACGGCCCAGGATATACAGCTGGTTCAGCTGGACCTCACCCGCGAGCAGCTGGAAGTGGCGAAGGTGGACCTGCAGCTGAAACAGGCACAGCTCCCGCTGGTGGCCGCACAGCTCGACCAGGCGAAGGCGCAGATTGAGCTGACCACCCAGCAGGTGGCAGACGCCAAGATCAAGTCTCCGCTGGAAGCGCAGCTCCTCACCAGTCAGAACGCGCAGGTTGTGGCGACGACCGGTAAGGTGGCCTCCGAGGTGAAGCTGGTGGACGCGCAGACGTCGCAGGCTGTTGCCCAGACCTCTGCAGTCACGAGCCAGGTTGCGCTGAATACTCAGCAGACCGCGCTGATGAAAGAGAAGATCGAGACCGAGCGCGCACAGACGCTGGACACGCGTACGGACGGTACTGCTGTCGCCGGTATCGTGAAGTCGCAGAAGACGCTGCAGCAGCGCCAGGGTGACGCGTTCAGCCGCGATGCAGAGCAGAAGGCAGCCAAGATCCTGATGGACTCCTGGATGACCCGTAAAACGGCGGATGATGGCGTGGAGGTGCCGACCAGTATCGACACCAGCACCATCAACACGGTGATGCGTAACCTGTATTCCCGGGCCGGTGTGGCCTGATAACCGCTAACGGAGGAAGGGAGCTACGGCTCCCTTTTTACTATGGGACTATTCAGCAGAAAGAAAAAAACCTACGTCTCCTCGGTCAGCTACAACCTGTCGAAGGATTCGGAAACCAACTACCTGCAGTCTGTTGTCATTAACTCCATCCTCTCCACACAGTCCGGCTCCCTGGCGGAAGACATGCGCGGCTCCTACCTGAACGGCCAGGGCATGCGCCTCAAGCAGGCTTACCGGTACGGGCGCGATCACTACGCGCTGGGGCTGCCCTCCTCGTCGGTTGTCACGGGCGACGTGTCTGTCGATGACGTGACGCCTACGCTGCGCGCGATCGCCGGCAAAGAGGTGCTGGTGACAGAGGTGTATATTGGCTCACCGGATTACGCCTTCTGGGTGTACCAGTACCTGGCGGACCACTACGGCTACGATGAGTCCACCAACACCTTTGCGAACCCGCCCGCTGGCGTGCCGGCAGAGGGGAACATCGTTGACAGCGACATCTCGCAGACCGGCCTGGTGCAGGTGATCATCACAACGCCCTCTGGCTCAAAACAGGGGCTGTCGTTCACCGTGCAGATAGACAACCTGCGCAGCTATCTCTACGCCCCGTACCGCGGTGTGAATGATGCTGTGGTTACAAAGCAGACGAACCAGGCGCCCTATAAGGACGGTGACGCAGAGAGTGACTCTACGGTCTCCACCACCAGCACGCAGAGCGGCGTGACGACCACGACCGCGGTGCGTACGCAGGTGACGATTGATGAGGCGCAGACCACCACCACGACCGTCACCACCAAAACCGTGGGCGTGACCGATCGCGTGAAGTACTTCATCTATAAGCTCGGCAGCGGGACGTACCCGGCGCTCGATAAGCTGCAGGCAACGGCTAACCTGGCGAGCCCGTACTACCCCTGGGTAGTGATGCGCGACAACAACAAGGATCTGACGTCTGCCCAGTATCAGAACACGGCGCAGTACAAAACGTCGAAGAAGCTGCTGACCAAAGCCGGCCTGAGCATGACGGACCTGGCCCGGTCGATTAACACCAACAAAAACATCGGGGATGTGGACTTCGCGTTCATTCACTTTGGTATTGCCCTCAATACCAAAGTCAACGAGTCCAAGGAGTACCTGTTCCAGTTTTTCAGCTACCTGATGGCGCACCAGCGCTACTCAAAGCTGGACTGGGAGCTGTGGAAATCGCGCTATAACGACTACGTCAAAGAGCGCCAGGAGCAGGGTAAATATGTTTACGGCAACGTGGCGCGCATCATGCAGCCCGGTACCAACTCGCTGAGCATCCGCTACAACAACGACAACTGGTACAACGTGACACTGTCATGGCAGTACATCAACCTGACCACGGTGAACAGGGTGATCGGCAAGGTGGGACACATTGAGATCACCTGCCAGAAGGATGACGTGGAATACACCATCTACTCTGACGCGCAGGACACGATCGAGCAGTACACCGTGCAGGCCACGCCGATGCGCATCACCAAACAGGTCAGCGCCACGCAGTGTGAGGTGCTGGAGATCGTGGGTGCCCAGCATGACAACA